CTGGTCAAAAGAATTGGGTAATCACCATCGGTAAACAATAGTGAGTTTGGGTTATCTAACCCATTAAATAATTTTTGACAATCTTCCTTAAACATGTATGATATAGCTTGATGATACTTTTTATGTTTAAGGTACCTAGCATCAGCTTCATCTTGTAAAAGATTACCAATCCACAAATTCTCATCTTCAACCAAATTGAACGCAATAAAATCTATTAGTTCTTCTTTGGTATTAAATTTGCGTGATAGTTTATAGAAGTGATACTTGTCTTTTCTATTTTCAAATGAATTGACGGTTAAATTTGTCTTACCATTATATTTGAAGAAGTCATAAGCCTCTTTGGTAAAGTGAAGCTTTAGAGCTTGAAATATTCCAAAAGTTTCATAACCAGTCATAATCATCCATAAAATAAAGTGGGAGTTTTGTAGAGTTCTCCCAACTCTTTTATATTACCACCAACCGGTGATTTTGCCAACTAACTCAACTACTAATACAGCAAGCGCTACATTAGCTAATAAATTAACATCTAAAGTGACTTTAGGCATGTTATACTCCTTTAAGTTAATTTGCTATTTTATAAATTGCGTATGAGATAGCAACGAAACTCATATTGGTAATCTAGCAGACTTCTCTTTCAATAGATTGTGGTCCATAGCGTCCATTTCAATCTTTGATTTCAAATTAGCATTAATAAGAGTAGCTGCTACTTCTATTTCTAATCCTGTTTTCTTACAATGTTCTACGATAGCTTCTATGTAATTATAATCTGTATTTGCTACTAAACTATCAATAGCACGAGCAAACTTATTCATCTCATCTTTTGTTGGCATATTATTTCTTAATTGATATAGGTTGGTCGGAGGCTGATACTTTGCCTTGTTTAGAATAAGCATATGCAACACAAACGGTGTCAGATTGAGAGGCATAAGAACATCTTACTGAAAGTGGGTCAATTCCTTTTTCAATGGCTTCTGATACATTCTTTGACATCAATAGTCGGTCATGAGCATAATAGTATGCAATACCACCAACAACCGATAACAAAACAATTGTTAAACAAACAAAAAAGATTGCACTTACTTTAACAGCTTCTTTTACTTGTGTCATTAGTTTGTTTCCTTTTTATCATAAAATTTATGTCGGCCAATTTGCGTCCGATATGTTACATTTTTCCAATGAGGATGAACATAGTCTGCATGATAGAATAAAGCACCACGGCTTGGGTCTTCTATCTTATCATGGTTGGCATAAACATACACAGCTAATTCACGAATGCTATTATACAATGAATGATTGAAGTGTGTCAAGGATTTCACATCAAATTTGCCTTCACATATCCAAGAAAATTGGCAAGTTGATTGTGTCTTTTGTTTTACTACACCACAAATGGTGTCTGGAAATATTCCGCTTTTAACACGGTTCATTGTGACCATGCCCACGGCAATTTGTCCTTTTTGTGATTCGTGAGCAGATTCAAAGTAGATATTTTGTGCTAAACATTCTACCTGTTGTTTTGCTTTGGGTGATAAATCGTTATAACTAATTTTAACTGGCATCGGACTTATTTGTGTTGCCATTACACTACTGAATCCTAAAACTATTAATACTGATATAATTGTTGCTATAATTATTGTTGATGTGCTGAGTGTATTAATTCTCTGCATAGTATCTCCTTTTAGTTAAGGGCTATAAAACGCCTTTGGCTATACGGTTGCGCTAGCTTTTTTACTTGTTGTTTTCGTTTCAATATTAGAAACAAAGCCATTAAGTTCTTGTGCTTTGGTTATAATATCTTTTTCTGATGGATATGTTGGGAAACCTGGATGGTCTGGTATTGATCCGCCATTAAGTTTTGCTACTTCAACTTTGGTTGACCAATCATTACTGATTTGTTCACGCTTGCTTCGGTAATCTTCTTCAAGCATGTCTTTCGCCATTTTTAATAATTCAAGGCGAATTTCAAACGGTGTCATGTTTGACATTGTTATTTCTCCTGTGTGTTTGTGTCTGTGTTAATAACCGTTGTGTGTGTTTGGTTATTAGGTTTATTTAGTATATTTTTGTCTTTGGACTTATCTTTTTTGAAGATATTATCCCAATTATTATCAAATACTTTTTGGCTCACACTATACGGCCTTGGTTTAGAACCTTTACCACCATCACCCATAATAACTCCTTATGACATAAAAAGTGTATATGCACATAAGGCTATTATAATGAGACCTATCCACTTAAATATAATACCTATAAATTTAGAAAAGAAAAATAGTGCTAAACCAATGCACATTAAAAATGCCACATCGGATATACTATCATAATTAATTAAACTGTTTACCTTTTCAGATTGTTCTACAACCGATTCGGTAATCTCTTTAACTTCTTCTAATACTAAAGGCATAATATAATCCTAACACAATCATTAATTAATGTCAAGCAACTTCTTCATTAATGCCTGACCAATAATAATCAATATATTCATTTAATGGTTTTAGGTAATCATGTTTTTGTTTAATTACGATTTGAGAACCGCCTTCAACTAAACCAAACACCAATACAATTTGATTAATTGCTTTACCGGTTAATTCTTCAAACATCTCACAGTAAGCCGTAGCTTGCATAAAGTAATTCAAAATATAATCTTCTTGCTTTTCTTTTGTTGAAGTCTTAAAATCAACCACAGATAATACACCATTCCATTCGGCAATACAATCTGGTTTACCAGCAAGTCTTAATTTATCCGACCACATAGGTCGCTCAATTGCATAAATTGTGCCAATCTCTTTATCTAAATGTGGTTTAACTTTGAGAAATAAATCTTTAGTGTCAGGCATTAAACTTTGTATTTGCATTGGTGATAATTCATTAAGCAAATACTGTTCACATGCTAAATGTAATTTGGTACCACGACTTGCAGCTAACCTTGAAATACGGTTTGCTTCGTCTTCACCAACTCTTGAACGCCATTCTAAAATGGCATCTTTTGAATAAGGTGACAGAACCGTTGTTACGGATGGATAAACATTTCCATCCGGTGTAACATAGGTTCTGCCCTTATTGGTCGTTTCTGATTTGAGCTCGGCCTGCAGCTCAGGTAGCTTCACATAATTAAACATAATATAATTTTCTAATTTAGAATTAGAACTTAATAGCGTAACCTGCTGAAAGTCCGTTGAATTCGCTATCACCATATGAACGGTCATAGCCCGCTGTAATGCTTTGTGTATCTGTTAAAGCATATTCTGCACCAATGCGAATTGTATGTGTTTCAGCACCTTTACTGTCATTAAAGGCAACACGATAACGATATGCTGTTTTAGCTGATAATTTATCATTTAATTTCCATTTAATACCAGGTTCTAATGAATAATAAAGATGACTGTCATCGTAAGATTTAACACCTAATGCTGCTCTTAAATAGAATGTTTCATTGTTTGGTGTAGCACCAATTTCAAATCGTGTAGATGAATTTTTATCTGAACCATTTTGTTCACGATATTGAGCATTCATGTCAATACTAAAATTATCTGTTACTCTATGACCAGTTGTAAGATTAATACCCTTACGATTAGGATTGTCAGCATCATCACCAACGGTACTACGATGTACCAATTGAATATGTGCAAAGTTTTCTTTACCTGCAGCTTGAACATTCCATGCTGATAATAAAGCGATTAATAATAGTGATTTTTTCATTTGTTTCCTCTCGTTATTTTGTCAACATGCTTCTTGACAATTTCTCTTGTTTTAACATCTTTAATGGACTTTTTACCATGTTTTTCAGCAACTGAGCTCGTAGGGTGAGCTTCAGCAACTTTAGATAAAACTTCCTTAAATCCATCAGGCACTTTATTTTGTTTAGAATTAGAAGTAGAAACTCCTGATACTATCATAGGTGCTTGGATAATTGTGACCATGTGTGGATTTTCTTTAAGATAATCCTCACGAGCGGTCATACTCATAAGTCTTTCATGTATTTCGCCTGTATTCGTATCACGAAAAAGATAGGTTGGCATCATTTAATCCATTTTTATACCATGTAGGTATATCTCGTTTAGTCCATTTAGCAAAATGGCTTTTTCTTTCAACATAGTATTTATGATAAGATGCTAACGAATCATTGGCAATTTTACATTCATCTGGCATTGCAGGTGTAGGTTCAGTAAACAAACTTTCTTTTATGTTTTTTGGCAGTCGAACTAATACGTTCCTAAGACGAGCGCAGGCATGAATTTTACCATATCGATATGTATATTCATCCAAAAGATAACCCCACATTTGATAAAGCCAAATGTAGTTTAAATCTGAAGCTCGAGTCCAAACAGCAGAAGGATGATTGATATGTGAGGCCTTCATCAATAGAAGTTCACGATCATCATCAAGTCG